CTGTCACCCCCGAACCGCCCTGAACGGTCACGGCTCCCGCGCCGTAGTTCACCACGCGAAGAATCGTGTTATCAGCCCATGTTACGGACGACTGCGGAGGGATAGTCAAGGTGACCGCTGCCGCGTTGGATGCCGTCGTCAGTTTCTCTGCGTCGGCGAGAACGAAAGTGTATGTCGTGCCGGTCTGCGCGTTCGTCGGCAACGCATAGTCCACTTTGGATGCTAATTCGACGCTCACATCCTCAACAATGTCAGCCGTATCACGGGAACGTGTCATATGAAAACTCCTTGCGAATCAATCAAACGTGGACTACGGGACAAGTGGCGGGGTCAGTCATTGGCATAGCCGTAGATGCGGATAGAGCCGGTGAAGGTTCCAGAACTTATGTAAGCCCGAAATCCGTCAAAACTTTGGCTATCAGTTTGACTAAGCCCACGGAGGTGAAGTGACGGCTGGCCAAAATAGTTTGCGCTGCTAGAAGTGCCCGTAGTCACGTTTGCCCCAAACGGCTTTGCAACCTCTAAAAGGAAAAAGTTTTGATTAGTTATTGCGCCTGTCCCCAGATCCCAATTATCATTTGAGGTAACGCTGCCAACGGAGACAGATGAAGTACCATTCTGATACGAGAAGGCGTAGTTGGATGAATAAGTTGACGCAGCACTTCTAAAGCGGATTCGCAGCGGGGTCTGATTACTCTGAACAATCGTCGCGACAATGCGGTAGACTTCGTAAGTGGCTGAAAACACGCTGTCTATGTTGACCTCGCTGACAGCAGAACTGATCGTTTCGTTATGAACCAGCACTAGCCCACCAAGACCAGCACCACCAGACACGCTGCCGTCACTAGCCAACACAAGATTCGGTGACCCAGCGGAGGGGTGTTGAATGTTCGTCGTTTTCAACGTACTCATGTGCTAACTCCTACGCCTGTGCATATGTTGAAGGGACACGGAGAATTACGCGACCAGCAGTACCCATACCACCCGGCACACCCGTCGGAGATGAACTCCCGTTACGCCCCGGTGAATAGGTGACACTTGTTCCGGTGATCGAACTGGCCTTGCCAATGGTTCTATCCGCACCACCCGTGACCCAGCCCTGCCCAGCACCAAACCCGCTGTACGGGGCGTGCGTACCTGCCGTGAAATACGGGCCTAAGTGTGACGATTGACCATCCGTACCAGTCGCGCCAACAGTAACGGTGTGGCTCCCCGCCGAGAACTCATGCAAACCATCCAACATTTGACCACCAGAACCATTGTTGGGAAAAGCCCAAACACTTCCAGCAGAAACAATGAGAATGTCGGCAAGGCCATCCGTCACGGTTACGGAACCATTAGAACTCCACTCGTAAGCAACCCACGAAACCCCATCGCCGTCCGTGTACGAGTGTTCTGTGGGTGTTCCAGTTACCGCCGTTACGGTTGCCCAATTCTGCAAACCATCAGGGAACTTGAGGTACGGCACGAACACTCCACCGACCTCGTACTCAATGATCGGCTCACCGCTAACCGTGCCAGTAATACGAGTAGCCATCAGGCTCCCACAATCGCCGCAACCTCAGACTCCGACAGTCCAAGAGCAGCCAACTTCTCCATCGCGGAAGCCTTCGCAGCAGCAGCCGCATCAGCGGCAGCCTGCTCCGCAGCAACACGCTCCGCCTCCGCAGCAGCATCAGCCTCACGCTGCGCCAGTTCCTCCGGCGTGAAGTCACGTTCGACCCGTTCCCCGGTCTTAGCGTTCACGATCAGAACATCAGCCATTTTCTTGTTTCCTTCCAATGATGAGGGGACTTGGGTTGTTATGAGTTGCGGTAGCCGTAGATACGGATAGTGCCGGTGATGGTTCCGGTGGACGCTAAAATAGTGAAACCGTCATTAGACTTCACTTGGTTGTGGTCTGCCGAAATTAGGCTATTTGCGTAGCCGTAATTTCCGGTCGTTCCAATTCCTACCAACTCGCTCTTGTTAGAAGTAAATGGTTTTATAACCTCTATGTGGGACGAGTAGTATCGGGTTCCATCGACATAGATTGTCCGTGCGTAAGAATCTGTTTGAGTTCCGAAAGCATAGTTAGACCCGCCTCCCCAAATGTTGTAGAGAGATTTATAACTACTTGCGGTGGTGTCGTCTGTTCCACTAGAGCGAAAGCGGAAGCGTATGTCGCACCCAGTTCCGTAAACTCCCGCAAAAACGACTTGATAGTTGTCGTAGGTTGCATCGAATACATCGTCAATGCTCACCGCGCTTTGAGCCGAGAAAGTCTCCGTGTGCAAATGCACCAGTCCCGGCTGCAACGAATCAGACGGCAACACCAACGCCGCATCAGGGGCAACGTCAGGAGCCTGCAACTCCAAATAGCCGCTAGTCGCGCCATACAAACGAACAGAACCCATCAGACAACCACCCAAACTGAACCAGAATTGACCGTGACCGTGACACCAGAATCAATCGACACCGGCCCGAACGTGCCAGCGTTCTGCCCCGAAGTAATCGTGTAATCAGTCGTCACCGACTGACCGTTCTCCCAAAACACCTTGTCGCCACCAGCACCCGTAGCACCAGCAGCAGCATCAGAAGCCACCCACCCGGAACCGTCATACGACAACACCTGATCCGCAGACTTCGACGCAGGGTCTTCAATGAACAACGCATCCGCTTGGGCTTGCGTGTAAGTGTCAGCGACATTGAATGACGCGAACGCCACCACCACCAGCACATCGTTCAACGCCGCACCACTAGCGAGCGTCACCGTGTTCGTAGTGGTCGTGTAGTCATCACCGGGCGAAAGCAGCACACCGTTCAAGAACACCTGAATCAGGCCGCTCGTAAACGACATAGACACGGCGTTATCGTCAGCACCCGAGAACACCGTCTGGCTTGCGGTAGCCGTGTACTCGTAGGTGACAATCGACGCGACCGAAGCGGCACTAGCCTTCAACCAGCCAGAACCGTCATAGACGTACATGCCGATCTGCTCAGCAGTACCCGTGGACAAGTAGGCGAGAGCACCAGTAACTAGCGGATCTCCGTCATTGTCGGTACTAGGTAGCGACGATTTGCTCCCGAGAAATCTGTCATCGAAATTATCTAACGCCGTCGCAGCGGCAGCAGCCGAACTAGCGGCAGCAATAGCGTCAGAGGATGCGGAACTGGCGGAAGTGGCGGCATTGGAGGCCGAGGTCGCAGCCGCACTCTGAGAAGCGGAGGCAGCCGAGGCACTACCGGCACTAGCAACTGCCTGAGTCGCAGACTCCTGCGAGTAATACTTCGCGGAATACTCCGACCCGTCCACCGTCCCGGTGGTCTTAGTCGCCCAATCAGAAGCCAAATCACGGGCAGTCTCAGCCGCCGTCTGAGCAGTCTCCGCGTTAGTCTCCGCAGTTTCCGCGTTTGTCTGAGCGGTTTCCGCAGCAGCCTGCGCTGCTTCCGCAGCAGTCTGCGCGGTCTGCGAATCCGTGGCCGACGAAGCACTAGCCGAGGCACTAGCAGCCGAGGCCGAGGCCGAGTTAGCGGAGGCCGTGGCCGATGCAGCCGAGTTCGTGGCCTGAGTTGAGGCCTGGGCAACAAAAGAACTACCCGATGTCTCAGCCCAATTCTTAGTGGCAGCATCCTGGGCCGAAGTCGGATCAGCAAGATCAGTGATCTTGTTCGACCCGGCATCCAAGTCAGCACCCAGGTCAATCGTCGCTGACGTGATCGTTGGGCTATTCACCGTAGGTGAAGTCAAAGTCTTATTCGTAAGGGTCTGCGTCGAGGTGTCACCCACCACAGCCTCACCCAAACCAAGACCATGCACATTCTCCGACGCGGCCTCATGCTGCCGAGACTCACGGAAATCCCGAGCTGAGACACCGTGCTCGACCTGAGCACCGACACTATGGGAGACAGCGGTAGTCCCGTCCACACCTCGAGTGACCGTCAAAGTGCTGCCGGCAACCGCCGTGCACTCCACAATCTCCTCATCGATGGTGTCGCGGTCGATCAGGATCGTGAAAGGAAACGTGGCAGGGAAACCCTGAGCCTGGTTGACAACAATGGTTGTCGCGCTCGAATCAATCTGCTGAGCCAACGCCGTCTTACGGGCCGTCGAACTGTAATAACGGGATTGCGCCATGTCTTACCTTTCGTAGTGGGCGCGGATCGGGTTCTCTGCCTGCTGCTGCCGGCGAACTTCCTCAAGGCGCATCTGATACATACCCAGCAGGTACTTACCTAGACGTTCGGCAGCCCCAACAGGACGCATATTTGCGGCAAAATCAGCGGAACTCGTCAAACCGGAAACCATCGGAACCTCCACATACGGAACAAGCCGGTATGCGGCCCCAAGGCGAATAACATCCTCCGCACTAGCCGGCAAGCCAGACACCGAGAAATTATCACCGGAAGAAAGCTGCGTCGGAGGTCCAGCCAACCGGACGTAAATCTCACGACCCGGAACCGGCTGGTCATACACGCTGATCTTCGAGCCATCCTTCGCATACGGTTTCAACTCGTAACGGCGGGACGGCAACCACTCCTCAGACGGACCAACCGTGTCGAAATTGACCTTGATGACGTGGCGTGCATTCTGCGTCGTCAACGGGTAGTTGATCGTCGCGGCCGAGCTAGTTATGTATTCCTCGTACACGGCAAACAAATCCGGGTACACCGCGGAAATCGAATCATTCAACGCCTGCGCCACCGTGTGCCGCGGGAACTGTGGACTCGAGCACACTCGAGTACCGCTCGCGTGCGATGCCGCCGTCGTGCCACGGAACCCTCGACCATACGGGGGGCACGTAATCGTTTGGCTGTTGCGGTCGATCACATCGACCTGCATGATCTCGTTACCAACCTCAACGATGCCTCGAGAAACCGCGGAAGCGTCATTGACTTGAAACGTCAACTCGCTCGAGTCAACCGGCTGCACAAGATACGTGGCCTGGTCCTGCTTCGTGCTAAACCCCGACAAGTACAGGATCGTGGAATCAATCAGTTCATCGAACGTACTCACGCGCCTACCGCCCTCAATACATCATCAGCCGCTTTCGCGGTGCTGTTCTTCGGCTGCAAACCAAGCGACCGGGCGTAGGCGTAACGGTTCAAGTCCCTATTGTTCTGCGCCACAGTTTCACCCTGCACCCGCAGATTCGCGGCTCGAGCACACTCACCCCACGACGAGTGATCTTGGGTTCGGCATCCCTTACGACACATCGACAATCAAATCTCCAAAGCCGGCAGCGGTCACAGCAGCGATCTCGTCCTCGTTGAGAACGTTGTAATGCCCACCGAGGAAGTAGTAATCGGCGGCAAGAAGTTCACTATTAGCGGGATAGTCGGTAATCCGACCAACACCGTTCGTGATAATCAAAGACTTAGGTGTGGGGATGCGAACAAACTCACCAAACAGGTCATCGGTGGCGTATGTAATATCAACAGACGGCAAGTTCAGAATCTTCACAAATATCTCCCCAAATGGGGGAGGGGCCGACCGAAACCGGCCGACCCCTCCCATTCAAGAACCGACTACGGGTTGACCGCAATCGTGGACTTGGTGGTGATCTTGTACATCGCCTCAGGGCGGTACAGATTCCAGCCGGCGATCATGTGCCAACCTAGAGGACGGAACCTCTCGAGGCGGTCCACAACCGGTCCGAGCACGGTGCGTGCTTCGACTGCGACGGCCTCAGCGAGAGCCTGACGGCCCACGATGAAGGACGAGTAATCGTCACCATCAACAGCATCCGTAGCGACCGGGCAGCGCGGGGTTTCCACGATGCTCGCACCGCCATAGACACCGATGGTCTGGCCGAGGATCGGCTCAGCACCGGTGTACTTGCGAACGTCCTCAAAGGCGTTCGGGCCGGAAGCGTTACGCAAGTCAAAGCCCACGTCCGGGTGGATCATCGCCGTGTAGAGCGAACCGTCCCGCGGGACAACGTTCGCGCCACGCAGCTTAGCGACGGCCTTGCGGATCTCCACACCGTCAATCTCGCCGTTAGTGCCCTCACCCGACAGCGTGTTGCTGCTCGAGTTGAGGACATTGGCGACAACCTCATCAATGCTGTCAGCCATGTTGTAGGCGAGAATATTTCCAATGCTGCTGTCGATGTCCGCGAACGCGGTTTCACGCGAGTACCGCGTGTTCACGACAACGTTGCCGTACTCCTTCAGGACAACGCTAACGGTGTCAACGTCATCCAGAGCAGCGGATTCCACGTCAGAGGTTTCACTGAGTGGAGTGGTCGCCTTAGCCAGATCATTGTAGAGGCTAAAGGTGACCGCGTAACCTGGCATTGCCTGCTGCACCGGACGCTTATCAGCGAGCATCCGGAACATGGGCTCCGAGCGCAGAGCGAACTCGACCATACGGTCGTAGGCCCGCTGTACGAGATTGTCGTAAGACGCTCCCGAACCACCAGCAACGAGGCTGGTCGAGACTGCCTGAGCGGTCTTGATGGTTGCGCCGGAATTGGCCGCAGAAGTCACAAAGGAATCTGCCATGTGCGTTCACCCCCTTCCAAGGGTGTAGTAGTGAATAGTTGAATTACTTGACTTGACCGATGGGGTTGCCGAACAGGGCCTCGTTTAGCTCCTCGACTGACGTTGCTGACTCGATACGAGACATCAGATCGCCACCATCGAGCGACGGGGCCGCATTAGCCATGTTCGCCATGCGATAAGCCGCCTCGACCTCCGGGGCGGCTGGTTCCTGCTGCTGTGCAACCTCAACACCGAACAGGTCACCGTTCTCGGAAAGCCACTCTTGTACGCCTTCCGCTGACGTGACCTCATCGGGGATGAACCTCGCAATGCGAGTGTCCACACCGGCGTTCGTCAAAACGCCCTCAATGGTGTTTCGCCTCGAGGCTGTTGATATTTCTGTCAACTTCTCCTCGAGTTCCCTCACCTGCTTCTCCTTGGCCTTGTAAGCCTTGCGAAGCTCTTTCAGGACATTGCTTCCCGAATCGTCATCCAGGTTGTCAATATCGAAATCCATTTCGGACATGCGTTACTCCCATTTCTGTTTACCTTGGAATCGCCAACCACAACAACCACTTGGGGGAGGGGCTGTTGGCTTTGACTACCGGACTACTACACGGGCAGGGCCGGCCGGTCTGCCTCGGAGTGGACGCGCCCGGAATCGAACCGGGGTAGGAAAGCGCAACTCCGTCCGGAGTAGCGACTTACATCCTCTGACCATTACGCGCCCGAAGTGACAACTACCACTTCACTTTGTCAGCCCAATAAGCAGCCGACATTTTGCCTTTCTTGATGTTGCTCGCGTGGCGAGCCTTGAAAGCCTTGTTGCGTTTGGAACCATCTGGTGATCCCTTTACACCTTGCTGCCCGAAACGAATCGTTTTCACCTTGTCGCCCTCTTTCGCCACAACAACGTGCGACTTTTTTGGATGCTTCGGTGTGCGCTTAGGCTTGTTGTAACCGGACACACCGGCCTTCTCAAGCCGGGGATCTTTCTTCGCAGGCACTACTACTTCTTCTTTCGCTTCACGGCCGCGTTATCCACAAGGTTCGGGTAGGGCCTACCAGCAGCCTTAGCCCGCCGTTTTGCAGCTGCCTTTTGCGACGACGACAGCGGCGATGACTTCTTCTTCGGGTTCGGCTTATCCCAGAAAGCCCTACCTGGCATTACTTCTTCTTCGGCTTCTTAGCCGGCATAGCCTTCTTCTTCGGCATTGCCTTGGCCTTCGGACCCTTGCCGTAACCGGCCTGGCCGCGCTTCTTCCCGCATCCACAGGACATGCACATAACTACTCCTCACACAATGCCGCGCCCTCACAGCACGAACTTTTCAACTTGCAATTAGGGCAGAACCAGCGATGCCACGTCCCGTCATACGTGAAACCGCAGTTATCGCAATCAACCACGATTCGTTTCGAGGCTCTGCGAGGAAAGACCGCTCGAGCCACCGAACCGGGCGCGTTCCCTCGAACGCAATCCACGGATCTTCTGCATAGCGTTCTGATCCAAATCCAGCTCAGAAAGCAGCACCTCACTGTCGGTCAAGTTGCTGTCCTCGATACTCGCCAGTCGGCTTGTCGCATCACGCGACACTGTTGCTCGAGCGAACTCACGGGAGTATTGGGCGACGTTCACGTCCTCATTGCCGGCCAAACCAGCAACCTGCTCCATCGCGGAACGTTCCACATCCAGGCCACTTCGACGGGCGGCAGCACCCAACATGGTCGTGTTAGCGATCTCATTGATCTTGTTCTGAGTGCGAACAGGGTCAAGAACGTACTCGGTCAGCGTTGCCGCATCAATGCCGTAATACTCCTCGAGCGCGTCAGCGACCTCAGGAGTCGTATCCGCAACCACGCGGGCAGCGTCATTGACGCGGGCACGAACCTCGTTCACGGAAACCTTGTAGTCGGACACCAGATCAGCGATGTTGTCGAACTGATCCTGTGACCCGTCAACACCGAGAAAGTCGTTCATGCCGGCCTCACGGAACACCGACCGGTACTCCGACTCGAGCCGCAGGTACTCGTCCTCATTACGGATGTCGGTGATGCCTTGCTGCTGCAACTGCACCAGGCCCTTGAAGCGACGCTTGTACGGCTCCGTCTGGCGAACCTTGCCAACAAGAACCTCCGGGCTGTTGCCGTAGTCACGAATCATTTGGTCGATCTGACCTACAAGATCCTGCATACCTCCGTATTGACTGAATAAGTCCTCGAGGTAAGCCTTGGCTTCTTGATCCCGGCGACGTTTCTCGGCCTCTTGGCGAATGCGCTCCTGCTCGGCAGCTATTTCCGCTGCTGTTGGGCCGGTGTAGCCGCCACCACCGCTTCCTTGACCCGCACGGATCTGTGCCGCAAGCCTGTCCCGCTCCTGAACAGCCGCCGACATAGCACTTTCATTAGTGCGAATGATGTTCTGCAACGCCTGAACTTGAACCGCGGCAAGGTTCGGAGTGTTGTTTAGGTAGTTCTCTGCGGCGTTACGACGCTCCTCTGCTTGCGCATACGCTGCGTCTGTTGCTGCGTGCCATGTTGCCACCTAGATCACCCAAACCCAAACATCTTGCCGATACGAGCACCCACAGACGCATATGTGTCATAAGCATCATCCGTGTACTGCCACTCGTCGGTGTTACGGATGAACTTTTCGGCCTCCCACAGCGGGCGTGCCTTCCAAGACCCGCCCTCATCCTGGTACTGCATCATCTGCTTCATGATCGGGTCAGCCATTGAAATATCCGTGCGGCCCAACATTCGCTGCGCCAAACCGCGATACGGGGCCGACAAGTCATACACATCGAACCCCTGCTGGATCTGCTCAGCCCACGCCGGATACGCGCCAATCATGTACTGCTGCCGCAGTTGAGACTTCACTTGATTCAAGTCCATCTCATCAAACGCGATGGAACTCACAAGCGAGTTAGCGTCCTGCTCAGAAATATCCAGACCATTACGGGTAGCCCAATCCGACAGTTGGGCAGCAATGTTGCCCATCTCCCCGGCCATATCCGCGGAGTCTTGCCGTTGCGCAATAGGCATCAACGCCGAGCGAGTCTCCTCGTCGGTCCAGTTGTTTCGCTGAGCCTCAGTCGCTAGTTGATCCAGGATGGCATCATCAATCGTGAAACCGATACGTCGAGCCTCAGCCTCGAGCAGATCCCTACGATCCTTGACGTTCGACTCATACTGCGCGGTCGTCGCCGGGTTGAACTTCTGAACATCACTCTCACGCTGGTCCGTATCCAGGCTGTTCCAGTACGGATTCGTGGCGAGTTCGGAATCAAGCCAGTTGGCGACATCGGTAGCGTCACGGAACTGCCCCGTGGTCAGCTTGTTATCAAGATTGTCAAGCATCTTGCGGAAAGACTCATCGCCCTCCGCGGCTGCCTGTTCCGCGATCTCGTACCAGAAAGCGTAAGCTTCCTTGAGCCGATCACGCTCCCGCTTCTTCATCTTCTTCTCGTCGTCAGCCATTACACACCGCTATCCAATCTCTTTCCTTCTTGGATGCTGCGCGTCAACGCATCAAGGACACCCTGCGACATTTGGTGCTGCCGCCACTCAGGACGTTCCTGCAACAACTCAGCCATAACGGATTGACGTTCCTGATCGGTGATACCGGTTTCCGTCGTAGTCGTGTTGCCAACAGTGCGGGTGACGGTTGGGTTGGCTTTCTCCTCCTGCCGCACCCTAGACAGCAACTTCCCGAACTGCTTTTCGGTAATAGGGCGACCTATCATTTCCATCGCCAACGATTGAGCAATCGTGTAAACGTCCTCCTCGTTGGCGTTAGTAATCGTGTACCGGGGTCCACTCGACCCCGATCCGCGGCGACCCTTCTCAAAATCCTTAGGATCAAAGTTGGCTCGGCCTTGGCTAAGAAGGTCCATAGCGACCTTGTTGCCGGCCTTTGCGTCCTCGACTACACGATTCCATGCGGCATCAGCTGACGTGTAGGACTCAAAACTCTGACCAAAGTAACCCTTTAGGCCTTTGATGAATTGCTTGTACTCTTTACTATCGGTCCCACCAGATTCGGCCCTGATGCGGTTAGGCAAGCCTTCCGCGTAATCAATACTTGTGCGAATGTCCTGGTCGCTGCGGTCAAAAGTGTCCGTGACACCAAGCTCACGCGCACCACCAAGATCAACAAGTGGAGTAGGGCGAATCTGCTTATTGCCGTCGGACTCTGGCTCGGCTGAGTCAGAAACGTACTTCGGTGTCACATCGGGGAGAACGTCACCGTTTTCATCGATGCAAATCCAGCCCTCGATGTCATCTCTTTTTGCTGTTCCAACTTCACAAACCCAAGCCATGTCACTCACCCATCGGAATCACGACGGACTCGATGAAGTTTTTGATCTTCGGGTTGATCTCCATGAGTCTCCTGTACTCGGCATCACGATTCGCTTTGATCTCATTGCGCACAAACTTGTCGCGGTTCGTCTGGCGCGGGTACTGCTTCAACGCCATTTCGGTGTCGTCGTAGATGTTCAACGCCTGAGAAAACAACTGCACGTCAGGGTTGCTGATCTCACCGTCAGGTGACTGTTCCCGCTCCCAAGCGATCAACCGGCGCACGTTCTCAGCCGCCTCAACCGCTGTACCTCGATCAATGTCAAACACCGCAAACTCACTTCGCGGGTTCTCCTCTTTGATCTCCTTGCGCTCCTGCGCCTCACTAGCGTTGACCTGGCGCAACTCATCAGCATAGGTAGGGGAGTAGGGGTCGAGCTTGTTGCGCTGAGCGTCGTACCGAAACTTCACGCGCCCTAAAGCAGCCGACACCTCGACGTTCATAATGTCGCGCAACTTGTCGTCATCAGACTTCTTCACCCGCGTATTGAGCAGGTTCTTGATGACGTAGTGCCCGTTAGCGTCCCACTCGCCCTCTCGGGGTGCAAGGAACAAAGCCGCCCCCTGCAAATCTTGCGGGTAACGCTGGTATCCCTCATCGCTGTTGAACCAATCGAGAGTTTCCGACGTGGCACGAACATTGGCTCGCTGCACGTTCGGGTCATCCCGATCCTCATAGGAGCCAACCGTGAAGGGAAGGAACGATCCACCATCAGCAATGTCGTCGCCGTCAATGACCTTGTTGACTTTCATCAACCACCATTCGGCCATTGCGTAATTCCACGGATCAGCAATCTCCTTGCCAATGGCATCCTCAAGGAGTTTTACGTACTCCTCGTCGTAAGCCACCAGATCCATGTAGTCGTAGTAGGCATCGCTCATACCGTCGGTGTTCATCGAGCGAGCAAAATCGGTGACGTTGTTCTGGTAAATCTGCGGGAACGCCGGCAGCATGAAGCTGCTCACCAACTTGGTCCAATACAAGCCCGTCCCGAACACGTCAGCCGCCCGCATTTCTTCGCTCGCTTGCACCTGCGCTTCGGTAGCTTGATCTAGCGGGATCTTCGTCACTATTCCGGTCTTGCGATCCCGAATAGTCACCTCATCAAACAATCCCCAACCGGACATGATCTGGACGGCTTTCACCGTCGAGTCCCCAATCTGACCCTCGATCAGTTCCGGGTCTTGAATAGCGGAGATCCGTCGAGCACCAGCCGGCAGGAACGAGTTGAGGAAATCCCCAAGAAAGTTGCCGGTCGGCTGGTTGTATTGACCAAGCACCAGTGACCTTGCACCAGCGAACTTCGGAATGGCACTAAACGTCATGGTTGCCGGGATCTGCCCCCAACCAGCAGTGAGCGGAGGTGCAAAAAAGTTGACCGGATCAGCCGATGGGGTAGATCCCAATAACTTGCCGCCGATAGTAAACGGCTGCGCGTCAAAGAACTGAGGGGCAGCATCCATTCGGAAAACCTTGCGCAGCGCAAGTTGCACTGTTTGCTGAGCGACACCGTTCAACGGGTACGAGAAGTACTTATCTCCGTAGTCGTCAGTGAACACCAGGCCCGTGTCATCAATCAGGCTGTACGCCAACGCCGCCTTCGCGTAACCCTCCGGGTTCGAGACAGCCATGCGGCGCATACGACGATAAAAGTCCTCGCTAGCCCGGTAGTACCGGGAGATGTTGCGGGCCTTCCACGCCAGATTCGACCGGTTGGCCGGGTTGTCCATGAAAGCAAGAGACAACTCGTAAGCGTCATCAAATATCTGCTTCGACACCAAAGCGCCGGCAGCATCATCCATGTACTTACGTGTCTCTGGCGCGAGGTCGTCATAGGACTTGCCTCGAGTGCTTGCCAACGCTCGAGAAATCTGCTCCCGACGCGCCTGTGATGCCTTCCATAGCGTCAGCACATTCCCCAAAAACACTGGCTCGCGGGAAAGTCGAGCGTTCTGGCGACCCATCCAGGCGTAAGCCCGGTCAATAATTCCTGGCATGGAACCGGCAAACGGAATGTACTCACGGTCGCTACGGTTCGGCAAGAGCAGCTGCTCGGGGCGTTCCTTCGTTGGGATAGCGGCAAGGTCAGCAACCGTGATGCGATCCTCGTACACGATCCCGTCATCAAGGGTGGCTGTGGGTCGGCCCCAGCCGAGGTAGTTGCCCTGCTTGTCAAAGAACCGGTCAATGAGGCGAGTGTTGAGCGAGCCGTCTGCCCGCTGGAACATCGCAAGAACATCCTCGAAATAGTCGCTCGAGAATTGGTCAATTCCTGCCTCGTCACTCAACCGACTGAAACGGGCCAGATAGTCACCGCTGTCGTCGTTGCGGATTGCTTGCGCGATACGGGCCTTTACTTGAGCGGTAGTTGCGCGACCGTAGGAGATGTCAAACAATCCCTTGATCGCTTCTTCGCCAATAACCCCGTCGCCCTGGCCGACAGCACGCAACAGGTGATGCCAGTCGTCAAGTTTGCGCCGCGTCGAGATGGAGTCCATCTTGAAGCCATCAATCTTCACGCCTACCTTGTCACCCAACGCCTTCATCGCGGCCAGGGCGCGCTCCTCGTCAACAGTGCCGAGCAAGACACCCGCGGGAAGTTCATCAAGACCGTCTAGGCTGTTGGCTAGGCCTCGAGTAGAGGGGTTACGTGCGCTGTTGAGGAACGTGCCACCTTGCAGAACCTCATCCATCAAGCCCAAGGCGTGTGAGGAGTTCAGGAGGTGACCAATGATTTGTAGGTCATCCTCACTAATCAACCCCATTGAGGCTAAAGAGCGACCACCTAGGCGGTAACCGACCAACGCCTCCATAACAAGTTTCGACCACTCCTCAGGGTTACCCTGCGCGTACTTGAGAAGTGCCTGCTCCATAGCCTCGACGTTCACGCGGGGGGCAACTACTGGCAGGAAAATGTTTCGCATGAAGTAGCCGGGCATACCTTTCGCCTCGGCCCACTCTGCTTGCCACGACGCGAGAGTGTCACCCTGTGGACGGCCGGCTACGCGAGCAACACCACGACGACTTTTCTCAATGGCCCTATTGACAGGTCCAAGGGTTTGCTTCCAGACCGGTTTGATCTCACCCTTGCGGGGACCAACCTTTATTTCTTTCCAATACAGGTCCGGGCTGAACTTGCGTCGAGCCGTTGAGGTGACACGCCCCTTAGCGAGAGCACTCACGCTACCGGCCGTGAGGAACCACATCCCAAGTTCTTCGATAGCGTTACGGATTGAGAATCGCCAACCGAACAGGGTCCAGACGGACCACATGTTCGTGTACCACTCAACGCCACGGTGACTGGCGAACATGGCCTTGCCTAAAGGCCCCATGTCCAGTCGCAGTTCTTCCATCTCAGCCAGGTTGGGCACTCGCACGAATCGGCTTGTTTGATCCAAATGCAAAGCACTCTCAATGCCTCGAGCGTCAGCACTCAGCGAGACAGGCTCGTTGGCTTCCTGAGTAGTGCGGAAGGGAACCGGCTCCGGTTCGATAACCTCAGGGTTGAAAACTGGCTCGCGTGCCGGAACAGCCTCCCACCGGACATCGCGGCTCATCTCCCGGTTAGCGGTGATGTACTCCTCGATTTGGCGGTCGTAGTAGCCGGCCCGCATCTCGTTCTCGAGATTGTCGCGGAACATGTTGTACTGATCGTCAACCTCGTCAACGATCTGATCCTTACGACCCTTCGTTCCACCCTTAGCCCACGGAACAGCGATACGGGTTTCGCCCTTGCGCTTACGTCCCTTGCGGCCGGTCCTCTGCATGACGACCTCGAGGCCCGTGTACCAATCCTCAGGTACGCCTCGCCACCCAGGGAGAACGTTTCCAAAATCGTCCTTGAGCCTTGGGGTAGGGGTGGGTATCCCCAGGCTGTCGTCAAGGGAGTTGTCCACATAGCCGGTGTACAGCCACGACAACGCACCCTCATCGCCGTACTCGTCGGCAATGTCAGCCAGCACTTGCCGGGAAATCGTTCCATCGGACTGCAAGCGTGCCGTTGTGGAACGTGAAGCACCCACCTCATCAGGCATTTGTGGTGCGTTACGTATCGGCTGGTTCGGGACCGGCTCAAGCCACCAATCCGTTACGTCGTCAGTTGCACCACGACCGAGCGACAGATAGTTGTCAATAAAGTCATCTAGCAGTTCCGGGTTGTCAAGGATCTGGCCCCGGTATTCGTCCAGCAATTCCGCTTCAACGCGGGACGCTTCTTCCCAGGATATGCGTCCTTCGATCAGGTCATCTTCCGTGCCGCCAAGACGACCAAATAGTTCGTCCTGCTTCTCGGAGCGGGTTTTGACTGTGGGAGTGCGGTCAACAACCGGAGCAACCGCGTCAAGTGGCCGAGAAGGTCCAGTAAACGGGACATCATCACCGACCAACTTCACGACAGTATTGCCGATAAAGGTGTCAGAAATGGACGTTCCCGAACCCCTGAAAGTATCGGCAAGATCAACGATCATGCCGTCGTGACCTTTATTGGTTAGATAGCCACGAATCTTGGCCTGAACATCAGATATGTCGTTTGGCCCCGGCTTACCAGGAATGCCAAGCTCATTGGCAAAAGCGTTCCACTCATCCTGACCACGAATAACAAATGGGTTGTATAGAGTTACCTCTTGACTAACAACCTCGCCAACAATCGGTATCTCATCATCAACTTGCTCTCGAGGAACCGAATAGTCTCGAGAGAAATCCGATGCCATTTCCGCGTCATCGGTCAGATAAATGCCAGGCCCAGCGATTGACTCATCTCCAGTCCCCCTAAGAGAACCACCTCTGGCCCCAACGCCGCCCTCGCCTCGCAGAAGGTCGCCACGGAAAGGAACTCCCGTCTGAGCCTGACCAATAGATTGCTCTGGAACGTCTAGCTCTGGACCCGTGCCAGGAATGCGAGCGTCGTCAACACCACCAACGCCCTGCGCCTGCACACCCCGGTATTGCTGACTCGCCAACCGCCTTGAGGGAACCGTGCTGGCCGTCACTTGCTGCCCGTAAGCCTCATTCGACTTCCGGCCAGTCATGTCAAGTAGATCCTCGACACGACCCATCCATGCGTCAGCCTGCTTACGAGTAACCGTCAAGCCACGGGACGTAGCGGCAGCTCGAACAACCGCACTCAACAGCAAACGACGCGAGCCGGTGTCACCACCGCGCCAAGCGTTAGCTACAGTCTCCGACACCTTCTGCGGCAGGAAAGCCCGCGCATACCGATACACAGTTCGGGCCGAATCCGGGTCCGTCAAGTCAATAACGTTGTCAATCGCAATGCTCGAAAACATGCGACGGGTAGAATCGAAAAAACCTTCCGAGTCGCCGCGCTTGAACTTCTGAGCCTCACGACCAATCTCGAGCGCGTTATCGGACATTGACTGCGCGACAGTTCCCGCGTTCGTCGTGTCCACGTAATCCTCGAGGATCTTCAACGCCTTCTTCTTAGGCATCACCTCGGCAGAGATACGGTTCGCAATGGCCTTACGGACGACACCAAGAGATGTCATCTGTGGGGTCAAGTCACCGCGCTTGAGTCGAGCACCACCGGCGATCATCTGATCGAAACTCTTGATGCCTTGCTCATCCAAAACGTAGGCAACAAATCGGGGAATCTCGCTTAGCGCATAGCCTTGCTTCAGTGCCTCATCTTCAAGAACCGAATACGACAACAAATAGTTGCTGTTCGTTTCGTCAATGTAATCCGCAATCGTGTCAACAGTTATCTTGCCGTCAGCATTCCGGGGCACTGTTGCAAAAATGTCACTAATAGTGGAGTCAGGTATCTGTCCGTACTGCCGCTCAATACGCATACGCATCGCGTCGGCTTGACTGCGGGCAGCAACCTGAGCGTCCCCCGCCGGCAGATCGTCGGCCTTCTTGACCGCCTCCTCATACCGGTTTAGGTCTTTAGCGAGCTGGTCAAAAAAGCGGTACGTCTTGTTGTTCAGCCGAAACGGACCAAAGCCCTTGCCCTTAGTGAGAATGGACCGAGCACCGGTAGTGCCGGCAGCGGTAGGTGCAAGATTCGCCAGCATGTAGCGAGCACCCTGCACGCCGCGGTAAACCTTGGTTCCAACAATCGTCGGATCGAGAACAACAGAAGTCGTAAAGCCGGCAATGTTCGCAATATCTTGGCGGGTTTCACCACCGCGGGCTTCGCTGTACGCCTCATCAACACCCGCACCGAAAAGCATCTGACCGGTGTTGCCCAAGTGAGCAGAATCAACCTGTCGCAACAATTCCGCGTGCTGTGCTGCTCGAGGACCAACCCCCGACACCATAGATCCAAGAATTGCCTTGGCTTCATTATTTGTGGCGAACTGGACCAGGATCTCCCACGGGGAAGCCGTAGGATCAGTGGCCTTCAACTTCGCTAAAGCGACAGCAATGTCAACCTCGAGCTGCGAATACAAGGGGTCGCCGTTCTCGCCCTGAGCGTCACGGATCGACTGAATGTAATCCTCGTTGAAGTCTCCTTCTTCAACGTCACCGCGACGGGTAACCGTGCCACCGAGGAAAGCACCCATGACCCCAAGTTGGCCGTTGCCTGCTTGAGCTGCCTCCTGCGCTTGCAGCGACCCAGCCCGAACAGACTGCATAACGGCTTCATTGGCAACAATCAGTGGAGTGAGGATCGTGTCAATGGCCTGCAACGCACCAGCAACAAAGTTGTCCACCACGCTCGGGTCTTGAGCGAGTGCGCCAATCTTCTCCGTAACCACATCTGGCACAAGACCCGCCAGCATGGGATTGTCTGCCTCGAGTGTCTTGTACACATTCTCGATAGCAAGCCGGTTCTTCTCCGGGTCATCCAACATGAGCCGGGAAATCTTGTCAGCAGCAAGGTTGACCTTGTTCCAGTCAACCGCATTGTTCAAGTCATCAACGTTGATCTTCGCGCCGGAAGCCTTAGCCCCCTCGAGAGCCTGCGCAATGAACTCAAAATCTCGAATGTCACGAACGGTCTTGAGTTTGCTCTCACGCTCCGAGATCGCGGCAGACATCTCAAGGAACTGTTGACCGGGCGAGTAGTCGTTCTGATCCGCGTAGTAAGCGTAAAAGTCTTGACCTGCTGCTGCCTGCTCGGTTTGCCGCTCATCGGCCCGCATCGCGGCAGCATTCAGTTGACGCTTGGAGTCGGCAACATCCAAGTCACGACGATCCTGTAACGCATCGCCGCGGAAATCCTCGCCAGGTTGGAGGTTTATTGGCTGCTTCGCACGCTCGTCAGCAATCGCCTTGTCAATGTACGGCCAAGGGTTACGTTGCTGCGCCTCGCGCTCTAAGCGATCCGCAGTAGCCATTATCTCCCTAGTCGTCTGATCGCGTTTGCCGTGTTAGCTAACGCCGGATCACCGGTCACATCGGCAAGAAGTTGCATAGAATCCGAGATAGTCGGCTTCACTCGACGCGAATTGCGCATCGGGCCAGGGCCGGGACCAACCGACGCGCCAGCAGTCACCGGCTCGTTCGGTCGCGCCGTGTTCTGGAAAAGACTCAAGTTGGGTGAACTACCCCCGGTGCTCTGCGACTTGTTTCGGGTTCGCGCACCAGCATCGGGGGTAGCTCGCAATGGAGCAGCAGACTGCATCTCATTGAAATCAGCATTTTCGCCATACGGTAATCCCGTCATCTCTTGCGTAATTTGCTGTGGCCCACCGTCTGTTCTCCGCGAAAGCGACCCCGGCGCGGAAACAGGAGCAGGATTGCGTGGCCGCTGGTAACCGCCCCTACTCAAACTCCTCACCTAGCCCTTCCAAAAATCGAACAACACGGGGATCTTGTAGCTCACGCGGCGGGACCGGAAACTCCTCGTCCTCGTCCTCAACTTCCGCGTTATCGAGCATGTCTAGGTCATCAAGTTCAGACAAAGCACCGTTCCACAAATCCAACGTGCGGCGAACAAGATCATCGGCAATATCGGGGGAGTAGGAAGTTCCGGTACACACAAGAGACACCGCAATATCACCCATGCGGATACCAGCAATGATGTCTTGCTGACGCGCCATACCCACCCCTAAATTGGAATGCGCCGAGAAACCCCGGCACTCATGTTTGGTTCACCATTACGACCAAGAGAAGCAAGAAGAACGTTCAAGTCAGGGCGACCGCCAGGCCCCATGCCCTGCTGACCAGGGGCAACACCACGCATCGTGCCGTCCGGGTTCAACCCGTCACCACCAAGCGCGCCACCCTCAGGCCCCATACCGGGAATACCACCCATGCCAGCCTGCGCGTCCATCATCGCCTGCTCCTCAGGCGTAGGCTCCGGGGGAGCGAAAGCGTCCGTCACCAGCTCCTCAATCGGCTTGCCCTTCTCGCGGCCCTCAATGATCTGAGCGACCCGCTCCAAAACCTGACCCGGATCTTGACCGCTCTGCGCCAAAGCGGGAATCGACTGCGCGTAACCAGCGATAGCGGTCTTGAGGGCATCACGCATCTCCTCAATGTCCACCATCTGCTCCTCCTCGCTCGCATCGAGCGCGAAAGGCATCTGCCGGCGCAGAAAATCACGACTAATCAACTTGTCGCCACGGGCCTGCAAACCAAACACAAGCGCACGGTTCGGGTCCAAACCAGCCATGAGGCCGTACTGCACGTCAACCGTGTGGTCACCCTTGATGTCACGGGACGGCCTGTACTTGATCTCATACGGGGTTCCGTCATTGTTACCCCGCATCGTGCGCTCAATATCAGGCCACACGCGCTCATCCAGCTCGAGAGCCTTCGACACCAGCCGCTCGAGGGTCTTAGCGAACATCGCCTGACCCGCACGGATCTGCGAATCAAAACCACCCATAAGAGCCTGCACACCGCGACCGGTCACAATGCTCGAATCAAGCTGCCCACTACGGGCCTCCGGATACCGCGACCCCTGCCGCAACTCCGCATCCAGCAAACCCTGCTCAGCGAACGCACTCGAGGGAACCTCAAGGGGGATACGACGCACCTTCTCCGCAGACGCGGTACGCAACACGCTATCCGGACCCAACGCGAGTTCCTGAGCGTCCGGAGGCAACACCAGCGGAGCCTGAACCGCCTTGTTAGCCGCCTCAAGAGCCAGCAAAGCCATACGCGACTTCGCCACCTGAACACCGATCACGTCATCGAACTGGCCCCGAGCCTCACCATCAACACTCGGCCTAAACGTCCACTCCGCGAGACACATCTGCGCTGGGTTCTCCCACATCTCGAGAACCACGCCACCATGCTCCGGAACAAACAACGTGTTATGCGATGCGGTGTGATGACGAACAACCGTCAAACGGTCATTGTCGCCGTTACTCCAACGATCCTGCGGCTTACGCAGCACCCGAGCAGACTCCGGATACTGCTCCATGATCTGAGCGCGAGTCATCGTGTGAGCGAAAAACGCTTCCTTGACGTGACCCCACCGGTCACTAACCGGATACGACCCCATCGGCTCCATGAAAGTAATCCGAGGCAGCTGATTCTCCGCATCAACCTCCACCATCGCCGGCACGAAACCGTAAGTGAAGTAATGATCCGCGGCCACATACATCTGCCGGGCAAGATCAGAATGCTCCAAATAGCCCTGAACAATCAACTGCCGCTTCTCAGCGAACTTACGAGCCGAATCCGACACCGACTTAGACGACGCACAGTTGAAAGACGGTAGGGGAGCGAGCACCTCAGACAAGTCATGCGCGGCAACATCAATCATGTTCGCCACAATCCCCGACTTGAACGGCCCATCAGCGAACATGTCAGGGTAAACCTCGTTGATACGTCCCTGACGCACCGAACGAACAAGACTCATACGCATATCACGTTCGCTATGACGCGCACGCAACTGCTCAAACTTGTGCGAAAGTTGTTTCGCGGTATCGCTCATGCTGCTCCAACTGGCCGCCACAGAGAACTAGCCTCTGCGTCCAGCAAAGAAATCGTCCGACGTTGGCGGTAATCCCACGGGACGAGATACGGGTTTTTACGATGACTCGAGCCGGTGATTCGGACGACGCGATCCCTACACGCCAACTCCGCAAACCACGCAGCCATAACAATGTCCTGCTTCTGCTTCTTACTCATATCCGGAGCCCACGTCACAAACTGCTCCATCAGAGCCTTCATAGCCTCACTATTCATTGACGATGGGAACTCAATGAGGCATTTCTTGTCCTCCCAGCCAGCGAACAGGCTGGTCATGGAGGCGACACCGAAATCGGTGTCGTGTTTGTTGTGCCCGGTGAAGTGGGGCTGGATGATTGTGCCGCGGGATGCGGCGTAGTTGTTCAGCTCGGTGTCGTGGACGAGAAATCCTTGGAATCCGTTTTTCTCGATCCGGACTTCCGCTAAACCGTATGTGTCGATGTATCCGGTGATCATGTCCCGCATTTGGTCGGGGGTGATTCCGGGTTTGTTGAATACGTCTATCACGTAGCGTTGCTGCGTTTGCACGTCTAGGCCCATGACGACAGCAGCGGTGTGTCCCGACGTTGCGGGATCGACTCCCATCACGTAGATCAACCCGTCGCCACCTTTACCGTTCCTGACGGCGTTGTGGTTTTTCGGCATAGGCCCCGCGAACCTGGCCCCGTTCACTGCCGCGGCGAGCATTTGCGGGGTGAAGATCGCGTCGGTGTTGATTTGTTCCTGCTGGTACACCATCGCCCAAGTGCGAGGCTGGATGCGGGCGCGTTTTTTCGCCAGCCGCGGCCCGTCCCACTTCGGGTACAGGCCTTGCTCGTCTGGTTCTGCCGCGTCACCTTTCGCACCGGGCTCCACAATGTTGCTCTTAGGCCACAACGTCACCCACTCGTTAGGGGTGTCGGCGTATTCGAGGACCGCCGGCATCGACAGATACGACCAGGGGGACACCTCATCGGGGTAACGTTCCGGCTTGCGCAGCTCCGAATACAAATCCTGGCTCGATAGCCGCGTCCCCACCACGACAAGCATCCCGCTCGAGGCGATACGGGAAATAACTTCGCTTTGTATCCACTCGATCTGCTTCTCGTATTCGTGAGCGTTCGTGCCGTCCACAATGTCATCGAGGATGATGATGTCGGCGCGGGAACCGTAAATATGGCCCCGCACACCCAGGCTCAACACTGTGGGGTCTTTCTCACCACCAGTGCGCGCATCCTGAGACACGTAAATCATCGACTGCGACCACGACTCCGAGCCGGCCGAGAAACCCCCCTGGGGGGCGAAATCCATTTGCAGCTTCCCGTACTGCGGGTGCGTCAACCTAGTCTTGATGCCGTACAAAAACTTCGCGGCCATAGCCTGCGTCTTAGACACGATAATGATCCGCACATTCGGGTCTTTACAGATCCGATACGTCAAATAGTTGACGGTCAACGTGGTTGACTTGGAATGTTCCGGCGGCATGTTGCAGATCACCAAATCCGGTTCGTTCTTCTCCCACGTCATCGACGGATGCACCCACGCCGGGTCGCGGCCCTCCATCAAATCCACAACGTTCTGCATATGCGGGAACACCTGCGCACCCAGGTACTTGTCACTGAACTCCGCAAACGACGGAAACTCACCCGTCGCCGCCGGCCGGTCAGCGAACCCGTTACGCACCCGGTCCACATTCGCCGCGAACTCTTTATCGTTGTACCGCCACGACTCATACGTCTTGACCGTGCGGCCAACCTTCGTCATAGCATTTGCAACACTGTCCCCCTCACCGAGGGACGCAATCACGCGACGCTTAGCCTCATCCACACCCATCTGACGGCGGGCACTCGAGGCACGACGGTTACCCAACACGCCTCCTTGTGACATTGTGAACCGGTAAGCACTAGATGTACCTAGACCCAAAAACGGGGGCACACCACAGGGGGCGCGTAGGCGACCCCACAGGGGGTCACTTAGACCCAAAAAACAGAAAGAAAACTCAAACCCTGCGAGTCCTCCGAGCGAAGCCCCAAGGCTGAGCGAGGAGGACGAGCATCGGGGTTCCGCGGGTCGCTTTTCGGCTCCCCGCTCCACCCCCAGGGAGGCAGGCCCCAAAGCCTGCCGACCCCCCTCTGTCAGCTCGCCTGGCGGCTCGCTGACATCTCCCCCCGCTGGAAACAGCCCTCACCCCTATTACCAACAGTTTCAACCCCATAGTGACGCGCAGTTCGCAAATTGTGACAATATTGCGACATAAGTGGTAGATATGTCCAAATTAGCAGCCCCCAGTGGGGGTCAAAAAGAACCAGCTAGCCCCCACCGGAATAGTGCAGATTTTTTGGGGGATCACGTAACTGATATGCGCGCCCGCGCATAAAGGGGCCGGGTCGGTCGCGTGCGTGGCGTGTGCGCGGGTGCGTGCGTGCGGCGCGAGGCTGCTCGAGGTGCTGGCTGGGACTGCGGCACAAGTCCCCCCCGCACCCCCTCGAGCCTGCCGCCCCCTAGTGGCCGCAAACGTGCCCCGATCCGCGGCCGGTGGCGCATAGTGCGCGCCATTGTGTGCAGTCTGTGGACGGACTGTCCAAGCCCCACCGTGCCCGGCTTGCCCGTGCTGGTGTTGGTGCTCGAGTGATCGACGGAGCCGGCCGCGTGCAGGCTTGCCGTCCTCGAGTGTGCACCGCCCCGAACTAGATAACGGTTTGATAACAGTGTGCGGCTTGCCGGTTGGGGAGTGTTTGACACAGTGACCCCGGCCTGCCACCGTGGCCCTACGTTCACGGGTTCACCGTGGCGAACCTTTCTAGGACAGGAGCACCCCACCATGACCACCAAGACCCGCCCCGTGGCCTTCCCCGCTGACATTACGGACCTCGACCTAGACCTATTCGATGTCGAGATCGAGGTGGGCGAACTGCTCGAGGACGTCGAGTACCGGTACGGGTTCGACACGGCCGAGCGGTTGCGCGAGTTGTACGGGTACTGCGCTTACAACGTGCCGCACACGTTGAGCCCCGCCCAGATCCTCGAGGAGGCCCGAGCGGTCTACGACCGCGTGACCCGCTGACCGCTTGCCTACGCCGCCCGCCCTCGAGGTCGGACGGCTAGGGGAGGCGACACAGCCCCCACCAATCAGGACAGGAGACACCACCATGCACCACCACACCACCACACGCACCGAGTCCCCCGCGGCCCGCCGTTCACGCCTCGAACACCTCGACCGGGAGGGACTCGAGCCGACGTATTCCCGCGGGCAGTGGTTCGCCGGCGCGGTAGTTGTCGTGATCTTGTTCGGGACCGCCCTTGGCGGGTTCTTGTCGGCACTCGAGGCGGTGACCCGATGACCGGCACAGATCCGATCCTCAATCCGTGCCCCGGCTGCAATGCGGAACCGGGGGAGCCGTGCCGCCCGGCGTGCCTGTCGTGGACGGACCGCACCGAGTTTGACTTAAACGACCTTGCGCGCCGCGTGTCGTCGCTAGGCGTGCCCTCGAGCGTCGAGCACTCCGGAGGGGACGTAGCGACCCTGTACGCGGGCTATTCCGGTTACCCGGAGGTAATCGCCGGCCCCGGTTGGTTTACCGGCCCCGGCTGGACAAATGCCCGCGCGTCTTGGGACGAGTTCAGTTACGGAATAGACGACGACAAAGAAACGGAACACGTAACGGACATCAGCCCGCGCACCCTTGACGCGGTAGCGCGTGCTATCGCGGAACTTGCGCGCAGCCTCGAGGCCACAACGTGACCCGCCTCGAGATCACCCGCACCCGTGCCGGCCGCTACCAGATCCGCAACGAGCACGGCCGCGTACTGCACACGACCTCGAGCGCAGGTGCAGCACTCAAAGCCCGCGCCCGCTTGCAGCGCGCCGCCTACTACCGAGCCAACCGCTAGCGCGTGGACCGTGGCCCCTCGAGAGTCCTCGAGGGCCCGCGGCCTAGGCGAAGGCCCTAGGAGATCAGGAGAACCCACCATGATTACCGCCCAAGACCGCGCCGCCCGCATGATGCGCGACAACACTGCCACGACCGTCTACGACGACGGATTGACGATGCTCGAGCAGTCTGCCGAGTTTGCAGCCAAATTGATCGACGGCGCATACACCGGCGAAACCAACATCGAAACCGCCGCAGGGCGTAGCACCCACACCGCCGAAACGTTCACGCTATCCGGTGGCGGCCCCGCCTCAGATCTAACCGTGATCCTCAACGACGGCGGCGAGCCCATCGAAGCGTTTCACACCTACTACGACGGCGGGAAAACCGCGACCGTTTACCTAGACCGCGCCAATGCGAACGAAGTGTTCGCCGCCCTCACGGGGCTACAGCCGACCGACTAGACCCCGCCCGCCCGCGTGATCCTCGAGGAGTCGAGCTCAAACCCTCGAGGGTTGCGCAGGTGATCGGACCGACCGACACCGGAACAGGAGAAAACCCTATGAACACCCACCCGCAACCGACAGAAGCCACACACGGCCTATTTTGGATCGAGGACCCCGGCCACGCGTGGCTAGCGGTAGACACGCGCAATTTTCCCGATGCGCTCGAGTGTGGAACCGGCTACGGCTACCGCCGAGGCGATTTTGTCTACCTCGAGGAAGATCTCGAAGCCCCCGCCTTTCTCGAAAATCACCGGGATCTAGCGGCGCACGATCGAGCCGGCCACCTAGCGACCCGCCGCTACGACTTCGACGCACCCGTGCGCCATTACAGCGCAAACAGTGAACGGCTGGACGTTGCCGCCTTCCTCGAGCGTAGGCGCGCCGCACAGCAGGAGGTCCAAGCGTGAGCGACTACGACCGCCCGACTCATGCCTACGTCGAATGTTGCGAACGCGTGCCGCTATTTGAGCGCACCACCCGCATATGGATACGCGACAGCGGTTATGTGCGCGTATGCCTCGAAGGAACCGGCTGCACAACCGATCTAGACCAGGGGGCCCGGCGATGATCGAGAACGCGACCCGCGCCGCGTGGGAGGCCGTATTCCAAGCCCGCGAAACGCTCGCCCGCATCACTCATGCCGCCGACGCATGGACCGACCAGATGCAGCCCACCGACGCGGCCTACCAGGACGCGCTCAACCTGTCGGGCAGCGCGTGGGCGGCTGGAGCCGACAGCCTCGACCTAATGAAAGCGAGGACAACACCCGGCGAGATCGGCGCGTGGCTAGCCCGCGTGGATCAGATCGAGGCCGAGGCCCGCACGATCCTGCCGTGACCCCGTGACCGTGGCCCCTCGCGCACACGCTCGAGGGACCGCGGCCTAGGGGAACACCTAGGAGAACAGGAGAACAAGCCAATGACCGAGAACACCCCAGCAGAGTGTCAGTGGTGCTACCAGCCCGGAATGTATGCAACGTGGACCCCGCGCCACGGTTGGCACGACTTGTGCGAACGCCACCACACGCAAACCCAGCGCGATCTTGTAGCGCACCTAATCGAGCGCATGACCGAAACCGGCCGGCCGACCAGATCCCGCGCCTAGCTTGCGCCGATCCGCGATGCCGGGGACGCACGACGGCTAGCGCGACAACGACACAACCGAATATCGAGCAATGCCAGATTAGTAACCCTGCACCCGCTACCGTGGTGTATGTCAGTGAATAGCACAAGCAAAGGTGGATTAGCGATGAGCAAACCAGCAATATCTATGCCCCTCGAGCACTGGCACGTCGTTGTGGACGCTATGGCGGTAGCCCTGGAAACAGGCAGCCTGTCCACGTTCCAGAAAACCAGGGTGCTGACGGCAACACGCCGTATCCATGCCGCCCTGCACACGCACGACGACTATGCAACACTACACCCGAAGGAGGTGTGACATGAATGGAATGACGGTTCTCATAGTGCTGGCCGTGTACGTAGTGTCCCTGATCCTGGCCCACCAGGACGGCAAACGGGTCGGAAGGGAGCAGGGCTTGTGTGAAGCGGAGGCCCGCCGCCGCCACCCCAGCAACCAGCCGAGCAACGTTCGAGTGCGGAACGTCCGGTGAGTACGGAGATCCCAGCCGGCCACACGTCGAAGGTCACCTCCGGTTGGTGTACCACCGATACGCACGATGCCTGCCCGCAGCGTTGGGAGGTTGTGCGTCACCTCGAGCGTAAGAAAACGGACATCATTTACGGGGAGTGCATATGCGAATGCCACCACACGTAACAAAAGACGACCCCCGCACCGGCAAATGCCTCATGGGGGAGCACGACGAGTGCCGAGTGTGGAGTAGCCGCGGCCGCTTATGCGGCTGCCCCTGCCACGTTGAGGAGATCCCGTGGTAGGTCGTTTCACGCTACGCAAACCCGAGAAGCAACGCCTAGTGCAGTTGCTCATGCTCGAGCACGAATCTGTCGAGAACGCAGCGGAACGAGTGTGGACCGCGAGCCTCGAGGAGTTCCTGAAACGACCGATGTTCTTCATCGCGGTCATAGACAAGGGAGTCGGAGTGCATTTACACGGCCCATTCCCGACACGTAACGCAGCAAACAAGGCGATAGAGAAAGGAGAAGTGTTCGCCGCCACCCCAGGAAGCAACGGGATTGTGCTCGAGCTGTTCAGCCACGAGTACGACGACATTGACGACGAAGGGCAAGGATTGTGGTAACCCGATTTTTGTGTGCCGTATTTGCAACGGTAACCCTGCCGGTGGCCACCGCAGGGACGGTACATGCGGCAAACGAGCAGGCTGCGGGAGTAGCTAGCCGCTACGACGTTCCCGCACGGTACGTCACTTACGAGTATTGCGTCCGTATGCGGGAGTCCAACGGACGATGGAACGCAGTGAACCCGACCGGTAAATACCGGGGCGCGTATCAGTTCTCACCGGAACTTGCGCGTGGCGCAACGTTCCACATGCTCGAGGACATCATCAAATACTCGACCGCTGACAGTAGGACCGAGGCTCGAGCGATAGCCAGCAAGTTGCGCAGTATGCCGATGAACAAGTGGCCGGCGTGGGCGCAAACAAGCGCGTTCGTGCAAACCCTCGATGGGCACGACGCGGAGCAGCCTTGGTCGGGAAAGTTTCATTGGAACGGGGGACGTTGGTCATGCTGATTGAGACACCTCGAGGTGACCATTGGGCTGATCGAGCGTTGTGTTCACAATCGGACCCGGAAGCGTGGTTCCCCGAGCACACGAAACTAGACATAAAACCGATGATGATCTGCCACACATGCCCGGTGATCCGCGAGTGCGCCAAGCACGCACTGACGACGCAACCGGAGTACGGAATATGGGCCGGTTTACCTATGCGCGTGCTCCGCGGCTACTACCAGCAGGCTGCCGACGCTGATCCTTTGACTCTCGCACAGACGGTGCAACGAGTGATCGGTCACGGACGACGGCTCCTGCACAGCGAGTTCGATGCGCGTAAACAGTTCCGCATACGCCAAGGCGAGCGCAAGAAGCAGAACGAGATGCGCCGTAAGGAGTTAGCTAATGCCTGACGTGGACCTAAAGGGAATACCGACGCACGAATGCTTGTGCGGGTGCGACACGTTCATAACGGCCGTGAAGTTCGATGACTACCATATCGCGTGGTACACGTTGCAGGGCAAATGCTACGCGTGCGGGAACATGGTGACGTTGCCGTGTGAAGTGGATCGGCTCGAGCCGGCAACAATCAACCTAACGTGCCCGTTGTGCGAGCAGGACACTGATACTCGAGTGCTGCAAGACGATGATCCGATCATTGCCCGCTGCGACCGCTGCACGTACTTGTACGTCGCCACCTAATCCGAGAATCCAGGTTTACCGAGTTCCTGTTCTCGAGTCTGAGAGACAGCCGCCGCATTGCTGACAGCTTTGCGGCGGTTTCTCTTTGGCTGCTCACCACCTAGAGATCGAATGATCCGGTTGATAGCCCTCGATAACCGATAGCGGATCTGCCGGTTGGTTGTGTCGTACGTTGTGGCAATCACGCTCACGTCCAGCCCGCCAGCACCGTACCGATCCCACAGTAGCCGCTTATCGTCTGGGGATAGTTGAATGAATGCTGAGCGAATATCAGCCCGCATCGCTTCACGCTCGAACCCCTCATTAGGTTTCCGAGACTTGGACACGTACACGTCCATCTCAGCCATTTGACTCGGCTGGTATCCGTCGAGCACCTCCGGAAGAAGCTCCTCGACCACTTGTGACGTGTAGAAATAGAAATCACCAGGCTTGCAACCGGTTCGCCGGTAGCGTTCCTTCATCACGATGTTGTGCAAATGCACCCGCAGGCTGGACTTGAGTAAACGACGCACCGCCGTATGGTTGGGGGAGTCGTCGTCCTCCCACCAGCCCTCGAGTTTGCGAGTGTTCAACAGCACCCACTCCCAGCCTTCCTGAATGAGATCCTCGACCGGCAGTAGGTAGTGGTGCTGCCTACCAACCGAGGTCGCTACGGCCTTCACCGCTTGGCCGACAAACCGCTCCTCGATCACCACGCGTACTTCTCCCCTTCCACGATGAATGACCGGTTGTGTATGGGGATAGGTACTGCCGTTGTGTTGCCTTTATCTACGTACAAAAGACCGAAGCCTTGCTGCCAATTCTTGAACTTCGCGTACCTCATGCCTTTGCTCGAGAAATCCGCAAGTGTTCCAACCTCGAAACCGGTGAGCACTTGAGGTTTCTTGTTCCCAAGCCACGTAAACGTGTGATGCTGCAACACTTGACGATGCGTGTGCCCGCATATCACGCTGCGATTAGTTCGCATGGCTAGGTTGAGCGCGGTTTTGCCGACCGCTTGTGTCCCCTCGTCCCCGTGCATGAGTAGCCAGCCTGGGGCGGGCGACCACGGATCTTGGTGATACTTGATGCCGAGCTCATCGAACTTGTAGAAAGCCTCGAGCTTCATCTCGGGGATAGTCTCGAAAGCCGGCACTCGAGAAAGAGCCTGAAACCACCTATCGAGATGGTTGCTGCGCGTGACGTGCTTCACCTGCAACATGCCAAGAACCTCGACCACGCGGTCGCGTTCTTTACCGAGGTCACCCTCATACATGCTGCGGGTATTCAGCGAATACCGGGACACCGGAGCCAGATCGGACTCGTCCCCAACACTGATAACGGTAGTCGGTTTGTAGTCGTCAATGAACTGCGCGACCGCATCAACCGCACGCTTATCCTCGAACGGTATTTGGAGGTCGCTGATAGCAACTATCCGGTCCACTCTCACTCCATGTCCGAGCTGCCCTCCCGTAGTGTTGTGGTGACTGCCCGCTCAACCATGATGCTCAACATTCCGACGTAGTTGATGACATCAAGTAGTTCGTCCTGCAACTCATTCAATAGCCGCTCGACCGTGTACGACTCGAACCGTTGGCCGGCGATACCGTCGTCGTACTGCCGCATACCGACACCCATGATGCGTTCTCGAGCCCGCAACGTGAGGGCTTGAATGTGGTCGGCTAGTTCGTAGCTGCTCATTCCCGGCGCAGGGGCGGCAACTCGACTAGCACTCGTTGTCCTTGTGCTTGGACAATCACAAATCCCAGGCTCGACAGCAGCCGTACCGCTTCCCTCAACTCGCTCGTCACTCGCACTCCCGTAACACCCGCACTCACATAAACTTGACGCTTCGCCGGAAACTACGTCGCGCACATACGCGACCCGACATCCATCACACAAACACCGGTCATCGTCCATCGTGGGGACACCAGGGAACCGAGCCTGAAACTCCTCAAGGTAATAACTCACGCTGGCCCCACAATCGCCTCGACCGCTTCACGGCCACCGGACAGGTACACACTGTTCACGTCCTCACCGGGCGGCAAGTTCACGGGGATCGCACCGATCTCGTCCTGCATACGACGACCGAACTGCAAGCCCGCCTCGTCCCCATCGCACGCCACAACGATCCGATCAAAGTCCTCAAACAAGTAGCGAAAGAACCCCTGCCACGCCTGCACGCCTGGAACCCCGACGCTCACATACCCGAGCTGCATCAGTGTTATGCAATCAATCTCCCCCTCAGCGAGAACACAACTCCTCGAGTCCGTGTTCAACGCCGACACCCCGAACAGGTGCGTTTCAGCACCGGTCATCGAAAGATACTTCGGGTTGCTGCCGTCCAAAGCCCGATAACGGATTGCCACAATACTTCCATCAGCTGCGATGTATGGGATAGCGAGTCGTCCAGCGAACATCTCGTCACCCGGAACTTGCCCGTCGCAAACGCCAAGACGGAACATCTCGGCTGCGGCTCGACTTATTCCCCTGCTGGCTAGGTAGTCGTCGGCCAGGTGCAGGTTTCCTTCGTACCGTGCGGTTTTCACTTCCAGAGAGGCTTTCTGCGAGTCGGACAGCATCTTTGTAACCGCACCCTTCCTTCGTTCGTATCACCTTGATCGCGTCACCGCTGAACCCACAGGTGAAACACCTCACGCACGCCTGCTCGACGTTCACGCTCGCACTAGCCCTCGAGTCGTCGTGCTCATGGCAACGCACTTTCGTCCAGCCGACCGGCTTGAGATACGGCAACTGCCACCCGTAATGCTCGAGGATCGCCTCGATGTCGTAGTCAGCCAAGACCGTTCCACCTCAACAGGTTCACAAGTTGGTCCAGCGTCAAGGTCACTCGAGCTTCACCAATGCTCTTGCCTCGAGCCTTACGCACAACGCAACCGATTGTGGGTACACCGAAACGCAGTTCGTGGTTGCACGCCTCAATGTCAGCCTCCCGAAGCCACTGAGCCATAGCGTCGGCCTTCACGTTCTTGGCTTCCATCACCAACGTCACCGAGTCAGAGACACGCATGTCCACGTCACCGATGTCGTTCTTGCCGGCGCGGGGAAGTCGCCTGGCTTTCATTCCTGACTCGTTCAGGTAGTTCTCGAGGTCACTCTCAAACTTGGAGCCTTTGACCTTGTTGTATTTCTGCTGGGTCATTAGACGAAGACTCCCGCTAGCTGACGGCCAATGTGCTCGGTGTATGCGGGAGGAAAACCCTCTTTCAGGCTGTTCCAGGGGATCGGGCGATCAACACCCATCACTTCCCACCCCTGCTCGAGTGTTTGCACTGTCCGACCACCCTTGGGAATGCTGTCACCCATAACGTGATAAACACCCCAAGGGCGACCCTGCCCCTTGTGGTCACAGCCCGACCCCTCAAGACCCATATTGGACAAGAACAAGCGATGCCGGCGAACACCCAAGCCGTAGGCAGATCCGCACTCCACTACCGCCTTTTCCATGCCTGGCGATCCCGGCACGTTTTCGACCACCCAAAACTTTTTGTGACTCCACTGGTCACGCAAGATCGCCAACGTAGGGGTAAGTAGGTCGTCGTATTTACTCTTTCCACCCTGCGCCTTTCGCAAATGCTTAGCTCGAGTGTGAGCCTGACACGGAGGGCTGGCGTGAATAGCATCAAAATCATCAGCCATATCACCGATCAAGATTTCCAGAGCATCGGCTTGGTGGAACTCATACGGATAATCCGGTTGAGGGTTTACATCTACACCGACAACTTCCCAACCCGAACGGGAATAACCATCGGCTGCCATGCCCGCGCCACAGAACAAGTCAAGAAGTTTCATTCCGGCCGGTCCTCATCGCCGTACCGGTCCTCACGACGTGCATAGCATTTGGTGCAGTAGTAGTTGCCGTGCAGCCTGTGATAGGTGTTGTCGTCGTCGTGTTTGCGGAAAAAATGGCACAAAATATCTTCGTCGTCCTCGTCCCAGGTGCTCGAGGTTTTGTCTTTCGCCGGCCAATCGAAACGAGCAGGAGCCTTGTCTGGATCGCCGTGGCCGTGCGTGGGGATCAGTACGTCGTATGCGTTCGCTGGGGGAATGTGATCTCCGCACTCGATCCACTGCGCAGCAACCCCATCGCCGGTCAAATCCACAAACACTGTCGAAAGGCTCATATCAACGTCGGTATCGTTCGGGACGTTGTATTTGTTCAACCACGCAACCAAGGTTCGCAGATCCTCCACCGTTTCCACTTGCATCTCGGCCGTAGCCAGGCCGGTAATCGTCACCTCATGCAACTTGTGCCCCCTGTTCACAATCACGGATCAGGCAACGCGACGGGTCGTAATCCAGCCACGTCACCTTCTGCCCACTCATGTCCATCTCGCCGTGCCGGTTCTTCACCGGGCAGGCCCGCATGTACCCGTCACCATCGGAAGCCACCGACAAGATCATCGCCGGGGTTTCCGCACACTTACCCTGGATCGCAGACATCGGGGGAGTAGTGCTCTGGTCAATGCGCGTGCTCAACGACGCATGGTGCAGCACAAGCGCAGCCAGGTTGTAGTCGCGGGCAAGAAACTTCAAGTCTTTCAAGAATGCCCGCTGGCCCGACCATTGATCTTGACTATCCACAACCACGTCGGTCAAGTTGTCGATGACCAGAAGCGACGGGGGATAGGACCAGAGCTCAACATGGGCACGTAGTAGGTCATCTATCTGCTCTGTTGTCGGACTCGACAGAAAGTTCCACCGAATATTGCTTTGCTTGCGCAGCACACTCGCCGCCCATTCACGGTCCTGCATGATCTGCTGCTCAACCACTTTCTGCGGCTGCTCCGTGAGAAGACTCAACACTCGCAACGCTTGCGTTGCCTTGTGAGAGTCGGCCGACACGTACAACGTGTCCACGCCACTGCGTACCGCAAGCGATAACGCCAGCATGGACTTACCGGACGACGGCAAACCAAACACCATGCTCACTTCACCGACACGGATACTCACGTCCCGGTCACATAGTGACTCGAACATTCCCGGCAGCGATGGTGCTTCCGCTTCCGGAGACAGGATCGCTTTATGGAGCAGTTGCATAGCAGTACCGACCACACTCATACAGGTTCGTGCAACGCATCAGATAGCGGTGGCTCATACCGACCACTAGCTCGCTTCCGCAATGCTCACATCGAGCAATAGGTGAGGTTGTCATTGGTTCTCCTCGAGGGGCCGAGGTTGGGAGCCACCCGAAAGTGGCCCCCTTCCCCGGCAGTACCCATCAACACACACGGAACGGTCGCCCTGTTTCCGTATCTCCCGACAAACGCCGGAAGTTCTAGTTAGCCCAATCGCCTTCCCACTTGGGACCGTTATGGGCGTGCGAGCGTGGCCCGTCCAACGGGTCCACCCACCGCTTGAGGTGCTTACCAGCCTGGCTGGTCCAATCCTTGAGCACGGCTTTGCGGCCGTCCGGAGTCAAGGGGGCATCGGGCCGGTTGTAGTAATACTTCTTCCCCCACCGGTCCGTTTCCATTTCACCTTCCGGTGAGCCTGCGGTTTCCTGCATGGGGGAGGGGGGAGGCTTGGGTGCGTTGGCTGGCTCCTGGGAGACAACCTGCGCCGGCATCGCCGCCTGTACGTTCGCTACCGCCTGCTGCGGGGTCGGTACTGCTCCGACCTTGGTGACCGCGGTGAACTGCTCGAGCAGAACCGGAAACTCGATGTCGTTCACCATCTCACGCATCTTCTCGTTGAGCGTGGCGATGTCGTCGGCTTCTACGTTGCAGTAGTTAGCCGATACCGTGTAGTGGTACTTACCTGCCATAACTAACCCTCTCCCGCTGTTACTTGGTTTACTGTGGCAATCTCAGCATAACGAGATCCCATCGCAGAGCAATAGGGACGCACCGCACATGCCTTGCACAACATTCCCGGTGACGGCAAGAACACTTCATTCTCGATAGCCCGCAACGCTGTCGCAAAAATCCGTGACAGATCCGGTCGTTCCGCATCGAGGTCGTGCATCTCGCCGGTGTTGCCTTTGCGGGACATGTAGTAGGCGTAGTGGGTGGGCCGAACCCCAAGGGTTTGCTCCATCAACTCCGCGTACACATGCTGCTGAATGCTGGTCGGTTCCTGCAAACCGGTCTTGATGTCGTACAAATGCACTTCACCTTCAGGGCTGACCATTACCCGGTCGATGTATCCGCGCACGAACACGCCACCGAGATCCCCGGACACTTCCACCTCGATTGCGTCCCGGCCACCGGGCAGCTCGAGCCACCGCCAGCCGTTTGCGAACCGGCTGTCCCGCCAGGTGACGTATTCGGCCAGCATCGCTGGACCCTTCACTTGCCACCAATCAGGGTTTTCCTTGTTCGGGAACTCCTTAGACGCTCGACCGGTGGCCCGGATCTCCTCGGGGTTGGTGATGTCTTTGGTTTCTTCCCGCCACGCCTCAGCCCACGCGAGGTCGGAGGTTTGGTAGTTGCCCTTGTCGAGCCATTCGCTTGCGGTGTGGAAGGCCTTACCTCCGTACAACGCCCACGATCCCGCGTCGGGGATCTTCATAACCCTGGTGAGGTAGAACTGCTCACCGCAGGTTGATAGTTGATTCACCGCACTAAAGCTCAAATAGCCCTTGCCGGTGATGTCCATCAGACTGCTCACTTGGCCACCTCAAAGATGACGGTTTCTGTCCCATCACCGTTGTCTTGGAAATCAAAAAAACGGGCCTGGTCGGTGAGGCCGGCAGCCTTGATTTGCTGCCGCCATTCCTCACGACTCAAGCCCTTATCGCACGTAACCCGAACATCGGACGCAGTGCGTTCCACTGTTACTAATTCAACCTTCGTTGACATATCAACCCCCGCCACCCGTGGTTTCGATAGACTTTCAGCAGAGCCTCACTGAACGCTCACAATATTGACCGGTCATTGACTGGTCAAGGGTCATGGCCAGATTATGTACAACTATTTGCAACAGATGTCACACGGCGTGTCGGTGTTGCAAACGATAAACACCGAAATTAGAATGCCTTACACCAGGGGACGGGGGGAAACCAAGTCCACTGGTACGGGGGCCGAGCCGTGGTGGGCGAGGCCCACCGTGGGAACAATCTCCTGTTCTGCACGCTCCAAGCACCCCCAGCTTGGGGCGTGTTTATTTGTCACCGGCTAGTAAACCGGGTCGTCCAAGATCCGTACCGGTATCGGATGCACCGGAACGTCCGGTAGGCAATCATCACACCGGTCGCCGTAGGCGAACCCCGCTTCGGGGTCATACATCACTACCGCGTCGTCGGCATCCATGCGCTCAAGCCAGGAGTCCAAGCGGGCTTCGTCGTGGTCGCTCAACGGGTCGCCGTTGCGCCGGCGTGCCAGCAGCCGCAACATGCGAACCGGGTAGTCCCGCAGGTACTCGACCTTCACCGTCCACGGGATCACTTCGTTGTGTCGGGTCTGCCGCTGGTTCAGCCCGCCGCGGCTGATCGCCGCCGACACGGTAGCCCGCCCGATCTTGTGCCCGGTCTGCCGGCTGATCTCGTCAGCGATCTGCTGATGGGTCAGGCCGTCCTCGAGCATACGAGCCAGCTCGTCTTTACTCGGTAGAATCCGTGGTCGTCCGACCGTCCCCATAGCATCCTCCCCGGAAGGTGGGTTACAAATTATGTTACTAACTTGTATGCCCGATGCTAATGGGTTGCCGTTGCAAAATCAAACAACCCTCCAAAACCCCCGTAAAGTGTCCGGAGGGGGACTTGAACCCAAGAACGCAACGGTGTACCTTGACGGTGAACCAATCAACACATTGCAGGAGACACCGTGCCAATTTCCACCACACTCGCCAAAGCTCACTCCGAATACAGCGAAAGCCTCATTGCCAGGAAACTTGCTGACAATTCCAGAAAATCCCGGTTACAAATTGTTCGCCATGCGGAAAACCTGTGGGGCCGAGACTTCCCCCTAACCTCCGTGAAAGAAGAACACGTCAGCGGCCTGTTCGGGGAACTCGAACTCACCGAATCAACATTCAACCTGTACCTAGGAAACCTGCGATTGTTCTTCACCTGGGCCAGAGCAAACAACTACATGGCCGCCAGTCAAGACCCCGTAGCCGGCTGGTCCAACGCCAAAGTTCGCCGCCGTGACCCGTTTATGCTGCCCGCCGCCCGCTTCGCTGAACTCCTCGATGCCTGCGAGCACCCCAGAGATCGAGCCGTGTGCGCTATCGGCCTGTTCGCCGTGCCTCGAGGTGGAGAAATCTCCACCCTTCGGATCAAGGACGTGGACTTCGGTAGCGGCCTGCTGCACCTCGAGCGGCACAAGACCAAAGACCTCGATGAACTGCAACTAATGGTGGATCTGCGGGAAGAACTCGAACGCTGGCTGGACTACTACCGGTGGGCCACCGGGGGAGAGCTCAAAAGGGATTGGTATCTCACGCCCCGTAGGGCTTCCGGTAAGTCCACGGCCACCGGTTTGTTCGAGTCTGAGGGTACGCACTTGTGGCCGACGCAGCGGGTCCACCACATTTACGAGATCCCCAAGCGCGCCCTGCGCGCCATAGGGGTAGATGACCGAGGCCAAGGGGTTCACACGCTCCGTCGAGCAGGCTCGAGGGCCACCTTCGATGCCCTCTCGCAGCAGAACTACGATGGGGCTTTGCGGTACGTGTCCTCCATGCTCGGCCACGCCTCCGTAACGATGACCGAAAAATATCTGAACATTTCCTTAGATCGCAGAAACCGTAATAAAGTGCTCGAAGGTTTCCGGCTGATCCCTACCCGACAAGGGGAACTACGCCTGGTGGAAGGAGGCTGACATAGTGGAGGTCAAGGTAACCGCGTGTGATGTCTGTGCCGAGCAGCCCGCCCGGAAAGTCCTCATCCAAGAGGGTCGCATGAAGTTCGAGGTGGACCTATGCGACAAGCATTACGACGTGATCGACCAGCTCCGAAACGTCGGCCGTGCCCCCGGTAGCAACCGGCAGTACCGCCGGTATCGGAAAGTCCAAAACGTAGAGGACCGACCAACAAAAAAAGGCCCTCAGGAGGCCTAGAAAACGCTCCCTGGTGTGGATTACTCACGGTAAACCAGAAAACGCCTCTAAGACCCTCCTGAGGGCCAATTTGGGGCACTAGACGCGGGGTTGTAACCCCGCCTGTTAGACGACTCGGGCGAGCACCGTCACAATCCCCCCATCATTCGCGGAATTATGGTTCGGGGGAGCGGTCCTCGAGTACGACAAACGCTCAATGTAGATCGTCTGCTGCTCATTAGTCGTGTAATCAATGTACGGAACCAGGGCATACGACTGCTCGAGAGCTTCCAAAGCCAGCAACCGGTCATGGGCAAAACCCGGATAACCCATCGTCATACCAGCCCGATCCACCTCGAAATCGAAAAGTTGAAGCGGGATACGCAGCAGGCGAGTGCGTTGAGGCGACGGGATCGCCCGCAACTGATACGACCGCAACACCGGAGACTCACTCTGGTCATCACTCGCCCGCAGATTCAACGCCACATACAGGCTCGTCGCCGGCTCATTCGGGTTCGAGGACACCTTGCCGGTAGCGTCATAACGCTCACCGGTCACCTGCACCACTTCCTGCCAGCTTGACGGCTCACTCGAGTCGTCCTCACGGACAGCAAGAGCAATCACCGAACCAGGGGAACCCACCTGGGCAAGCAGGCGCAAGTCACGCCACGTCTTATCCTCCGTCGTCCCCAACCGGATACGACCGGACTCGAGCCAACCCTCCGACACAAACAAGTCAGACTGCACATACACGCCCTCGCCAGTAACAGCGAGCACAATCTTGTCACCCTGATACGTCACCGACACGCACGAACCAGAACCATCCACCACCAGATCGTCAGCGATAGCGAAATCCAGGGCAGAGTTGTTGAGAGTCTGGCCGAGGTTGATACGCACCAACCCAGGCTTACTCACGCGATTGCCGGCGTTACCGTCCGAACCGACAGCGGCATACACATACGAACCGACCGCAACAAAGTCATACGCACCATCAGTGGACTCCCGCAAAAGCGGGCCAACCGACAAGTTCCCGGTGTCACCAATGACTGCGACACGAACCCCACTCGAGGTTCCCAGCAAAATGAACGTCCCAATGTATGAGTACAGCGTGCGAACCGACTCACCTCGAGGCATCTCAGCCGTCGAAGTCAAAGCCCCGAGAGTCACATTGTTGTTATCGACAGTGACATCGATCTTGTAAATCTCGCTCGAAGTTCCACTAAAACCCGTGATGTAAATACTCGTAGGCCCATCGGCAACGTCCTGCCACGCCCACGTCGAAGGGAACGTCGTGCCCGGATCGAGTTGCGTCCAAGTGCCACCAGCACCCTCCCACACCTCACGGCCAAACGCCGCAATAATGCGGCCCTTCACCCAGCGAACAAGAGTGTCCTCAGTGATGGTCGAGTTGTAGTACAAAGACCCCGAGCCGCTCGTCAAAACAGCCGAATAAATCTTCCCATCGTTAGTGCCCGCGTACCACGACTCACCATCAGTGGTCAGCGACGTGAGATTCGCATTCGCATACGACCAATCCGTAGAACCATCCGTGTTCAACATGTGAACACCGGCATCGTCCCGAACCAAAATCCCCTCAGTCGTACCCAGCACGTCAAACACGCTCGAGGTTGAAGCCTCAAGCTGCTCAGTGTCATGCAGCAACGTCAGCTCACCAGCAGTCCACGGGTCCACACCGCCACCCCTGGCATACCGGAAACTAGCCTCACCAGCCTCCACCTCGAGCGGTTCAGCACTACGCAAACCAGACCCGTAATGCCACGACTCCTGAGAACGCACCCAATAACCCGAGTCCAATGACTGCTCGCCAGGGTTACGTTCCGTATCAATACGTTCGCGGCGAAACTCAGCTGTTTCCCGAAGCATCGGGTTCTGGTCACTCATCGCATACAAGAACGTCATGTTGCCGAACGCGGCATCCCAGGCCATACCCTCCGGAGCATTGACCTTATCTCCGGGGAACTGAGTGAAACCTAAACGCTCATTGATGCGTTGAGTGATGTCAAAAAGGTTATTCGCCATACCCTCAATCCCTAGCGGTATTTGCCAGACGGGTGCTTCGCAACAAACGTGCGGATCAAAGCCGCAGCCAACTCCGGTCGCTTCTTCGCGTGCCGGCGAGCAATCCCGATCACCTCATGCCACCACGAAATGTCCTGGCGCACGTCGATCTTCCTCGAGGTCCACAGTTTGTGGGAGATAACCCGTGACACAGGCCACGACCGCCAACCGGGGCTACCCGCGTTCAGCAACGCCGCACACAAGAACGCAGTCGAAACAATCTGCTCGGTGTTCATGCCGTCCGGAAACTCGTCCGGCCCCACCTTCGCAGACTTCCCGAGGCTTTCAATTTCGATTCCCCAGAGCCTACTGTTGCCGTTATCCTTCGGGATTATTACGTCCTTGCCTTTGCGGGGGAACCGCCACGGGCCACCACGCCCAGCGTGGTAGGCCCCCGACCCACTCATGACGACAACTTTCCCTGACTCGGTGACCAGGAAGTGTGCAGCTCTCACCGGGGCATACGGGTTCCCGTGGGCGATGTACTCCTCACTGTTCACACCAGCGGTGTGATGAAGCAAGATCCCAGCAAAGTTACTGCGACCCTTGTACGGGTCGATGTTTTTGTGGTTCCAGCCCGGCTTGTAGCGGGCATCAACGTGATACTGCTTCAGCTTGAACTTGATCCGCTTGGGGCTAACCCTCATCTACGACATCCCCGTCCCATACGACCGAAGGTGTATTCGCAGGTCCGAATGGTGCAGAGGCGAGGCTTGTGAGAAAACTTGCAATCGCGGCAACCGCCGCCACGCCACCGACCGTCGCCCAATCAACGTCTGCAACTCCTGTCTCTCCCACCACGAAAAAGGCGAGCCCGGCCTGGGCTGCTGTCTTGACGGCTCGTTCTGCGCAGCCGCGCCAGAAGCCAATAGTCCACATCACTTCAATCCCTCCACGTCATGCTCCAACTGTTCAACGTCGTCCTCGAGGGCAACCAGATTCGACTTCACCAAATCCATGTCAATCGCCAACCGGTCCACCTTCTTGTGCAGATCAGCTAAAGACTTGCCCCCATTAGCAGTCGGCTGAATCTGATACGTGGCCTCTTTGATCTCTTGCACGATTCGCTTCTCGAGGCTGCGGTTAGCCCACCGGACTAGGCCGATGACAATGCCGACTACGGCAGCTACCCCGATGATGAGATCGATGTACGTGCTGAGCTGGTTGGCCACAATGGTTTCCTTGGGAAATGAGTAAGCCCCCATATCGGGGGCTGTGAGAATCGCTTGCGGTTATTCGATTGTGGGACTTACCGGGTAGTCCCTGCTACAAGTCAGATTTCGACACGGACGTAGACGACGCCCGTGGCCCCTGCCGTGGCTTGAGTGCCTCCCTGCCCCCCACCTTTACCGCCACTTCCGGTGTTGGCAGTAGGAAACTCTTGGGCCTCAAAACGGTTTCCCTTTCCACCTTTGGCGTAGGTGACCGCCGACCCATTAAACGTAAGCGTCAATCCGGGGCCGCCGCCAGTAGTGCCGACTCCACTTGCACCACCACCGTTATTACCGCCGCCTGCAAATCCTTGCTTTCCGTAACTGGCACTTCCGGTGACAGTTGATCCGCCACCCCACCAGTCACCCCCGTGACCACCGCCACTACCACCGGAGGAACCACCGCGCCGGTATCCACCACCGCCACCGCCGCCACCCGCCCAGAGGGAATCGAATGATGATGGGTTTCCCGTCCCGCCCGTGCTTCCATAGTCGCCCGGCCCACCTGCACCCGTTTGCCCCGGTGCTGAACCCCCCGAACCAACGGAAATCGCGTAAGTTGAGCCAGCGGCAAGGTCAATGGTTGTCAGGATGACACCACCACCGCCCCCTCCACCACCGCCGTCGGAGCCTCCCGCTCCTGCTCCACCCACAATCAAGACCTGAGCGGTTCCTGCCGTGCTGGTGACAAGCGAACCTCCTGACGTTGAGGTGAAAGACGCAAGTCGGTAATTCTTACCGTCACCGTCGGGGTCGGTTAACGTGGAGAAAGTCGCGCCAGTCGATGCACCCTCATCGAAGGTAGCAGGACTGGCCCCACTAAAAGCCTTCCACTCGCTCCCGTTCCACACCTTCCCTTTTGGGGATGCACCAGATGTGTCCATCCACAAGTCACCGTTCGACGGTGACGAAGGAGCAGAGGCAGAGAAAGCGTAGGTCGGCTTGTTGGCAACAGCACTCGCCAACTCCGCATCGGTGGCAAGCGAAGCAGACCCAAGGTCAGCGAGCGTCCTTGCTCTGGTCATATGAAAACTCCTTGCGAATCAATCAAACGTGGACTACGGGACAAGTGGCGGGGTCAGTCATTGGCATAGCCGTAAATGCGGATATTGCCAGTCATAGTTCCTGTACTCGCCGCTAAACTAAATCCATCGTGCGCTTGGTCTGCCCCGTAACGCAGTCCATACGTCCTAAGAATTGTCGTTCCGGCATTGCTGTTGTAATAGAAAGTTAACAAGGTGTGATGCGGATTTCTAGAATCCAATGGATTGTAGATATTGACTGTCCCAATGGTTCCAAGAGACGCTGAGGTAACTCTGCCTATGCCCCAACTCGTTTGGCCTGTCGCATATCCATCTCTTGAGTTGCCTCCGTTGTCGTATCCTGTGGCAATCCATTGATAATTTGCCGCTGTGATGTTAGAACCTGAGTTGCGTAATTGCATTGTCAGATCGGCGTTTGTGCTGCCTGTCAGGTCGTAAACGATCAAGTAGTTGTCATAAGCGGAAGTAAAGCATGCTGAAATATCTACGGATGAAACTGCGCTAGAAATTGTCTCCGTGCGGAGATGCACTAGCCCACCAAGACCAGCACCACCGGACACGCTGCCGTCAGCAGCCAACACAAGATTCGGTGACCCAGCGGAGGGGTGCTGGATGTTCGTCGTTTTCAACGTACTCATGTGCTAACTCCTACGCCTGTGCATATGTTGAAGGGACACGGAGAATTACGCGACCAGCAGTACCCATACCACCCGGCACACCCGTCGGAGACGAACTCCCGTTACGCCCCGGTGAATAGGTGACACTTGTTCCGGTGATCGAACTGGCCTTGCCAATGGTTCTATCCGCACCACCCGTGACCCAGCCCTGCCCAGCACCAAACCCGCTGTACGGGGCGTGCGTACCTGCCGTGAAATACGGGCCTAAGTGTGACGATTGACCATCCGTACCAGTCGCGCCAACAGTAACGGTGTGGCTCCCCGCCGAGAACTCATGCAAACCATCCAACATTTGACCACCAGAACCATTGTTGGGAAAAGCCCAAACACTTCCAGCAGAAACAATGAGAATGTCGGCAAGGCCATCCGTCACGGTTACGGAACCATTAGAACTCCACTCGTAAGCAACCCACGAAACCCCATCGCCGTCCGTGTACGAGTGTTCTGTGGGTGTTCCAGTTACCGCCGTTACGGTTGCCCAATTCTGCAAACCATCAGGGAACTTGAGGTACGGCACGAACACTCCACCGACCTCGTACTCAATGATCGGCTCACCGCTAACCGTGCCAGTAATACGAGTAGCCATCAGGCTCCCACAATCGCCGCAACCTCAGACTCCGACAGTCCAAGAGCAGCCAACTTCTCCATCGCGGAAGCCTTCGCAGCAGCAGCCGCATCAGCGGCAGCCTGCTCCGCAGCAACACGCTCCGCCTCCGCAGCAGCATCAGCCTCACGCTGCGCCAGTTCCTCCGGCGTGAAGTCACGTTCGACCCGTTCCCCGGTCTTAGCGTTCACGATCAGAACATCAGCCATTTTCTTGTTTCCTTCCAATGATGAGGGGACTTGGGTTGTTATGAGTTGCGGTAGCCGTAGATACGGATAGTGCCGGTGATGGTTCCGGTGGACGCTAAAATAGTGAAACCGTCATTAGACTTCACTTGGTTGTGGTCTGCCGAAATTAGGCTATTTGCGTAGCCGTAATTTCCGGTCGTTCCAATTCCTACCAACTCGCTCTTGTTAGAAGTAAATGGTTTTATAACCTCTATGTGGGACGAGTAGTATCGGGTTCCATCGACATAGATTGTCCGTGCGTAAGAATCTGTTTGAGTTCCGAAAGCATAGTTAGACCCGCCTCCCCAAATGTTGTAGAGAGATTTATAACTACTTGCGGTGGTGTCGTCTGTTCCACTAGAGCGAAAGCGGAAGCGTATGTCGCACCCAGTTCCGTAAACTCCCGCAAAAACGACTTGATAGTTGTCGTAGGTTGCATCGAATACATCGTCAATGCTCACCGCGCTTTGAGCCGAGAAAGTCTCCGTGTGCAAATGCACCAGTCCCGGCTGCAACGAATCAGACGGCAACACCAACGCCGCATCAGGGGCAACGTCAGGAGCCTGCAACTCCAAATAGCCGCTAGTCGCGCCATACAAACGAACAGAACCCATCAGACAACCACCCAAACTGAACCAGAATTGACCGTGACCGTGACACCAGAATCAATCGACACCGGCCCGAACGTGCCAGCGTTCTGCCCCGAAGTAATCGTGTAATCAGTCGTCACCGACTGACCGTTCTCCCAAAACACCTTGTCGCCACCAGCACCCGTAGCACCAGCAGCAGCATCAGAAGCCACCCACCCGGAACCGTCATACGACAACACCTGATCCGCAGACTTCGACGCAGGGTCTTCAATGAACAACGCATCCGCTTGGGCTTGCGTGTAAGTGTCAGCGACATTGAATGACGCGAACGCCACCACCACCAGCACATCGTTCAACGCCGCACCACTAGCGAGCGTCACCGTGTTCGTAGTGGTCGTGTAGTCATCACCGGGCGAAAGCAGCACACCATTCAAGAACACCTGAATCAGGCCGCTCGTGAACGACATAGACACCGCGTTATCGTCAGCACCCGAGAACACCGTCTGGCTTGCGGTAGCCGTGTACTCGTAGGTGACGATCGACGCCACCGAAGCGGCACTGGCCTTCAACCACGAGCTGCCGTCGTAGACGTACATGCCGATCTGCTCAGCAGTGCCCGTGTTTAGATAGACGAGCGCACCTGTCAGCAGCGGATCGCCGTCATTGTCCACGCTCGGCAGCGACGATTTGCTCCCGAGAAATCTGTCATCGAAATTATCTAACGCCGTCGCAGCGGCAGCAGCCGAACTAGCGGCAGCCACCTGAGAAGCAGCCGCCGAACTAGCCGACGAAGCCGCATTCGACTCGCTAGTCGCAGCCGCACCCTGTGAAGCCAACGCCGCAGCAGCACTAGCCGCACTAGCGACACTCTCCGAAGCCGACTCTTGGGCGTAATACTTCGCGGAATACTCCGACCCGTCCACCGTCCCGGTGGTCTTAGTCGCCCAATCAGAAGCCAGATCACGGGCAGTCTCAGCCGCAGCCTGAGCAGTCTCCGCGTTAGTCTCCGCAGTTTCCGCGTTTGTCTGAGCGGTTTCCGAAGCCGCCTGCGCTGCTTCCGAAGCAGTCTGCGCGGTCTGCGAATCCGTGGCCGACGAAGCACTAGCCGAGGCACTAGCAGCCGAGGCCGAGGCCGAGTTAGCGGAGGCCGTGGCCGATGCAGCCGAGTTCG